TCTACTGGTGGTTCAAGGACGCGCTGATGAGCCGCCTTGGCGTCGTCACCGTGGACGTTGAGGAGGTCGAGAAGGTCAGCACGGACCCGGTGCAGTCGTGGACCGAGGAGCAGATGTCGGCGGCGGTCGAGATTGCGACCGAGAACGGCGCGCATGAGGTCGCCTTCGACGTTAAGCCGGACCCGGTGGCACCGCCTGCCGAGCCGATGCTGGACGAGATGGGCCAGCCCATGCTGATGCCCGAGCCGCAGCCGACCTTCAGCGGCACCATCCGCACCATCCGCCGCAAGAAGCGCGTGGTGGTCGATAACGTGGCCCCGGAAGACCTGCTCATCAGCCCCGGCACGGTCCGCGACATCGACCAAGCGTCGTATGCGGGCTATCGGAAGGAAGTCACCGCGTCCGACCTCGCCAAGCTGGGGCTGACGCAAGACCAGATCGACCAGTTGTCGGACGACCGCACGGCCTCGCCCGAGGAGGACCAGCGGCAGCAGGGTCAATCGGGCCTGTCGCGCCGGGACGACAGCGAAAAGCGGTACTGGCTGGTCGTCGCCTACGTGAAGGTGGACACCAACGACGACGGCATTTCGGAGATGGAGCGCGTTGTGTACGCCCACGGCGGCGGCATGGCGGGCCAGATCATCGAGCGGTTTGAGTGGGACGACGGCGAAGTGCCGATTGCGCCCTGCACACCCATCCTGATGCCGCACACGATGGTCGGGCGGTCGCTGTTCGACCAGACAGAAGACCTCCAGGACGTTGGCACCGCGCTGACCCGTGGCCTGCTCGACAACGTGTACCTGAGCAACCGCCCCCGGCCTGCCATCAACGGGCGCGTGGACATCAACAGCGTGCTGGATTGGACGCCGGGCCGCCCGATTCAGGTCGGCAGCAACGACAACCCGGCGAACGCCATCTCTTGGATGACCGTGCCGAGCATCATCGCCCCGGCCTTGCAGGCGATGGAGTACCTGTCAGCCGTCCGTGAAAACCGCACGGGCGTCACCCGCTACAATCAGGGCCTGGACGCCGACAGCCTCAACAAGACGGCTTCCGGCCTCAACAACATCATGTCCGCCGCGCAGCAGCGCCAGGAACTGATGGCCCGCGTCATGGCGAACACGGCGGTTTCGCGCCTGATGCGCCTCATTTACCGCGCCATCAAGCGCGCGGCGTCCGGTCCCGCCCAATATTGGGACGGCACGGATTGGGCCGAGTGCAACCCGACCGCTTGGCCGGACGACATGCACCTAGAGGTCAGCGTCGGCACCGGCACCGGCAACAAGGTGCAGGAAATCCAGAACCTGATGCTGATTGCACAGGGTCAGGAGAAGCTGGTGCAGGCGCAGGGCGGCGTGGACGGCCCGCTCGTCAACATGAACAACCTCGCCAACACGTTCCGCCGGATGGTGCAGGCGGGCGGCTTCAAGGCAACGCAGCAGTTCGTGGGCAGCGAGAAGGACATTGCCGCCGCCGCCGGCCAGCCGCGCAATCCGCCGCCGCCGGACCCGCTTGTGCAGGCCGAGCAAATCAAGGCGCAGCAGGCGGCCGAGGCCAAGGCAGCCGAGTTGGCGCTGAAGGAAAAGCAAATGATGGCCGACTATGACCTGAAGCAGAAGGAACTGCTGCTGAAGGACAAGGAGTTGGACATCAAGTCCGTTGAACTGGCTATCGAGCGCGAGAGGTTGCAGGCCGAGCGCGAGCGCACCGCCGTCGATTCGTACCACAAGGAGGCCGACCGCTCGGTGTCGGTGCAGTCGCGCCATGAGGACATGGCCCGCGCCGACATGGAGAAGCAAGTCGAGGCCGAGAAGCCGGAGCCGGAAGATCAGGCGATGGCGGCGCTTGCCGATGGCCTACGGGCGCAAGGCGAGGGCATTGCGCAGGGCTTGAGCGCCTTGGCGCAGGCGGTTCTGAGCGAACAGGAGATCGTGCGCGGCCCTGATGGTCGCGTGGCGGGTGCAAAGCGGCGTCCGCCGCAGGTGAACTAGGAGAAGCAAAATGTCTTTCGGCAATACCTTCGAAAACGACCTGATGAAGCTAATCTTCCAGGGCACCGCGATTGCGAACATCGCGGACAACGCCGCGTCGTCGCCGCTGACCAACCTGTACGTCAGCCTGCACACGGCCGACCCTGGCGAGGCGGGCGACCAGACCACGAGCGAAGCGACCTACAGCTCCTATACCCGCGTGGCGGTGAGCCGTGACAGCGGCGGCTGGACGGTGACGGGCAATGCGGTCACGAACGCCGCGCTGATCCAGTTCCCGCAGGCGACCGGCGGCACCAACACGATCACCCATTTCGCCATCGGAACGGCGGCGAGTTCGACGGGCAAGGTGCTGGCGCGCGGCGCGCTGTCGGCCTCGCTGGCGGTGTCGTCGGGCATCCAGCCGCAGTTCGCTGCCGGCGATCTCGACGGCTCGATCGACTGATGAACTGCGCGACCTGCCTGCACTGGATCGCTGACGACCCGCAGCACCCGTTGCGGGGGTTTGGCGCGTGCGGTCGATTGCGTTTCGGCATGTACGACCCCGACGTCGAGCTGGAGGGCGAATTGGCGGTCGTCCTTGAAGGTTCAATGTTCAAGTGCAAGGCCGACTTCGGCTGCGTGCTGCATGAGGCTTCGTGATGGCGGGCGTTCTTAATGTTCGCGAACTGGTAGACGCCGAGTTGGCGGGGCAGACCCGCTTCTCCGAGTTCATCAAGAATGTGACACAGACCACGACGGCGGGGCTGTGGTACGACCTCACGGGGTCGGCCGGCAATCCCAAGGCGAAGCAGTGGTTTGACGCGGCGCCCCTGACGTCGGCTGCCGTGGCGCAGTCGACGGACGGCGGCATCTACCACGGCGCGGCGATCGGCTCGACGCAGAAGAAGTACCTGCGGTTCTTCCGCGCTGCGTGCGCGTCCGCCACGCCGCTGCCGATGCCGCTGATCCTGTGCGACTACCTGCTGTACTACCCGACAATCGAGGACGGCACCACCGACCTGCAGGAGATGACAAACACCGTCACGCTGCCGAGGTACACGGACGGCGTCGGTGTTCAGATGATGGCCGTCACGATTTCGGCGCGCACGGGCGGGCAGCAGTTCAGCGTGACGTACACGAACAGCGACGGCGTGGCGGGCCGTGTGACGCCACTGGTGACGCAGAACTCTGCGGCGGCCCCAGGCACCATCACGACGGCCTCGACAGCTACGGCGGCCGGCACTCCGGGGCCGTTCATCCCGCTGCAGGACGATGACAAGGGTGTCCGCTCTGTGCAGTCGGTGACGATGGCTGGCACCGACACCGGGTTCTTCGCCTTGGTGCTGGTGAAGCCTCTGGCGCAGACGGTCGTGCGCGGCATCGACGCGCCATACGAGAAGGATCTGCTCATCTTCGCGAGCGAGTTGGAGCGCATCTACGACGACGCATATCTCAGCCTGCTGGCAATGCCAAACGGCTCTCTTTCCGGTATCGCCGTCCGCGGCGGCATCCGATCGGTTTGGAACTAGGAGAAGGCAATGGCCGGTTTTTCGTCTAACGATCAGATCATCTCGGCGCTCGCCAACGGGCAGACGTATCGGGCGAACTGGTCGAAGAACTTCAACCCCACCGCCGCCGCGGTCGCCAACGAGTGGCACACGCTGTTCCGCGGCGCCGGCAACCCCGGCGCGGACGCGCTGTTCAACACCGGCACCAACCTGGCCTTCCAGGCGGTGAAGGACAACACGGCGTCGGCGGCGGCGATCCAGCACGGCGGCGCGGTCCAGCCGACCTACTACAAGTACCTGCTGTCGGCGGCGGCGGTGTCGGCGGCGGCCACGGTCGTCCCCGGCACCCTCGCGCTGGTCGATGTGATCGGCTTCTACCGCGTCACCTCGGTCACCACGACAACGGCGCAGGCCACGACCAACACGCTGGGCCAGAGCGACACCTTCACCGCGGACGCCGGGACGGACACCTGCACCTGGTCCTCCTCGGCCAACTACCCGTCGAACATCCTGACGGGGACGCGCGTTCGCCTGACCACCACAACCACCCTGCCGGGCGGCCTCGCCACGGCCACCGACTACTACGTCATCCGCGTCACCGACACGACGTTCAAGCTCGCGACCAGTTACGCCAACGCCGTCGCCGGCACGGCGATCAACATCACCGACGCCGGCACGGGTACCCACACGGTGACGTGGCTCCTGCCGCGCTATACGAACGGCGCGGGCGTCCAGGCGATCATCTTCAACAGCAACGCCACCGCCCTGGGCGCGGCCACGCCCAACCTGTCGCTGGGCTACACCAACAGCGCGCAGGCCACGTCGCGCGCCACGCCGACCGTTCTGCCGGTCGGCAAGACGGCGGCCAGCAACAGCCACATCATCTACACGGGCGCGACCGGCGCCGGGAAGTACAACTACACCGTTCCCCTGCAGGCTGGCGATGCGGGCATCGCCGAGGTCAACACCATCCAGAACGCGACGTCCTACGTCTCGGGCGAGTACAGCGTGGCGCTGATCCGCGAGCTGGCGCAGATCCCGCTTTCGACGCTGGGCCTCGCCGCTGAGCAGAACTTCCTGTTCGGCCTGCCGAGCCTGCCGCGTGTCTACGACGGTGCGGCCCTCTACTGGCTTTTCGGCAGCGGTGTCGCGACCCCGGCCAACTCAGGCTTCTCGGGCTACCTCAACTTCGTGTGGAACTAAGATGATCCTCGCGAACTACGCGCAGCAGAACCGCAACACGGTTCGGGAGTGGGGCATCGGCTTCACGAACCCGCTCGCGCAGTTTAAGGCTGTCCTGTTCCCGACGTTCTACACGCCCGCCCAGCCGATGGGCGAGGGGTTCAACAAGTCGGCGTTCAACCCCGGCTACAACACGCACTATGCGTGGCAGCACGCCTACAAGCCGGGCGGCCTATCGAGCCACAACGCGGTGCGGCCGGCGGCGACGTTCACGGGTGCGGGCGCGATGGGCGTCAACGGCGTGGCGTCCTTTGCGGCCACTTCGTCTTGGACTGCGGTAGGCCAGCTAGTCGTGTCCGGTGTCGGCTCGTTCGCGGCCACCGCGTCCTTTAGCGGCAACGCCATTGCGACCCTGTCGGCGGCCGGTTCGTTCACGGCCACCAGCGCATTTGAGGCGGGCATCACCGCCAAGGCGTGGGCTAGCGGCCAGTTCACGCCCGCGTTTACCGGGACGGGCATTCTGACGGCCACGGGTAGCCTGATTGGCTCCTTCCCCGTCACGGCGGGCGAAACCCTGACGGCCGACGCGGTCGCCGTGGCGGTTATCGAGGCCATGAATGCCGCCCCGCCGCTCGTGGACGTTGCCAAGGTCAACGGCCTTGCGGTCGCCGGTAGCGGCACAGAAGCCGACCCGTGGGGGCCTGAATGAGCAGCGCATGGGGCCAATCATTCGGCCCCGCGTGGGGGAACGCCTGGGGGGCCATCATCGCCACCGAGGCGGTAAAGCCGGGCGGCGGTGGCGCTGCGCGGGGCAGCAAGCGCGCTCGGCCGGTCATCGTATGGCGTGACGATGAAGTCGAGGAACTTGTCGCGGAGGCCGTGGCGGCGATACAGGCCCGCCCGCCTAAGCGCGGACCGAAGAAGAAGCACAAGGCGCTGTTCGGGCCTACTGCGGTCCGTCTGCCGACGCAAAAGCAGGTTGTGGCGGCGGTTCGCCGGATCGAGCCGGACGGCCCCACGGTGGAGCAAATCTTGGCGGCGTTCGCCCGCATCCGCGAACTGGACGACGAGGAGGCAGCACTAATGCTGTTCGGCGTTTGAGTGATTTTACCGTAGTCCTTGGCAATCCACCGCCACTTGACGACGAGGCGCGCGTCGCCCGTGCGCGGCGGGCTAAGGAAATCCTCTTGGAAGCGAGTTGGCTGTGGGACGAGTACGTGTCCGAACAGAACCGCGCGCTTCTCGGCACCCTCCCGGGCGACGTAGAGGCTCGGGAGGAGTGCTATCGGCGCATCGCGGTGGCCGCCGAGCTGAAGGGCCACCTGTTGAGCATCGTCAATTTTGAAACCTATTTGGAGAAGCGGAATGAGCGAGCAAATCGCTGAAGCGGCGACCGAGCCGGGTGAGGTCAACTGGGCAGAGTCGTCCAACGATGAAGACCGCGCCGGTTTCTCGCCGCAGGAGCGGGCCAAGGTGGCGGACGCCCCGCCGCCGCAGGAACCGGAGCCGCACGAACCGCCGGACGGCGTGCTTGAAGGCGACGACAGCGACCCCAAGCCCGCGATTGACGAAGACGACGCGCCGGTCGAGGCCGCCGAAGGCGACGAACCGCCCGAGTTCTGGTCGGCTGAGAAGAAGGCTTTGTGGTCCAAGATCACGGACCCGGAAGTCAAAGCCGCCATTAAGGAGCACGAACGGCAGGCGTCGGTCGCCACGGCCAAGCGGATGGAAGAAGCCGCTTTGAAGGTCAAAGCCGCCGAGGAGGCGTCTAAAGCCGCGCTCGACAACCAAGCGCAGGCTGTCCAGTGGTGGCAGCAGGTCGGCCCGACGCTTGAGCGGGTGGTGCAGGGGCGCTGGGCGGGCGTGAACTGGAACCAGTTGGCGGCGGAAGACCCGGGCCGCTACGTGCAGATGAAGGCCGCATACGAGCAGGAAATGGGCGTTTTGCAGGCTGTCGCCGCCAAGCATCAGGCGGACCAGCAGCAGCTGACGGCGCGGGCGCAGCGTGCCGAGCAGCAGGCCCGTGCGGAGCATCACCGGATGCTGGCCGAGAAGTATCCCAAGGAGTTTGGGGACACTAAGGCCGCCGAGCAAACCTACGGCGTCCTAAGTGACTATCTGGCGAAGCAGGGCATTCCTGCGGAGCGGATCACGGGAATTTACGAAGCGCCTGTTGTGGAGATTATCAGAAAGGCGTATAAGTATGACCAGTTGCGTGCAAAGG